CATCAATAAACTTGATGCCTTTCTCTGTCAAAACTTCTTTTGCAATCTCTTTTAGGTCAAAACCACTGTGGTCTGCGGACAAGGCAACAGGTTTCTCACCAAACTTTGGCAATACTCTACGGCAGAAGAATTCAAATGTGTCTGGAGTACCAAGAACATGCATCTTTTCTGTGTCGGCAGAGGTGACTTTAAGTCCGTCACGAATCATCAGATTATACATCGGCGCAATGTAGAATTCATTTTTCACCAACATATTCTTGTCAATCATCTCTTGGCCATACTTCAAGAACATTTCTCCAGTCTTGAAATAGTAAAGACCAACGTTGGCATGGGTAGAAATGACTTCTTTTTCTTCAACCTTGGTTACCAAACCATTTTCATCAACGTCACAGTAACTATGGTCAGGACTATTCGCCAAGAAAGTCAATAGGAAACCATCCGAAGTTTCTTGAATAGTGTTTAGGTCAAATGTTGGTTCAAAGTAAACATCTGGTGTGTAGATGCATAGTGGCAAATCAGGATCAATCAAATCCTTGGCCAAGGTACAAGTTTCGAGGGCACCTCTGGTAACTTTGTTGACCACATAGATTTTAATGTCATCACCAAACTTGTTCTTTAGGATTTTATCAATACTGAAATTGTAAATGTGTTCCAGTCTGACGATAAAAATTAGATTACATTCACTTGTATCAACCGAACTCATCGACCAATCAATAATGTGTTTGTTTTTAGCCAAGATGAGTGGTTTTGGCATCATGTAACCGGCATCAAGAAATCTTTGTGCTTTGCCGGCAATGGGTAATACTAAATTATACTTTTTCATTATATTTTCCAATCAAAGTTGAGGTCATGTTATGTGCATATTCTATAGCCGATTCTGTCGTGCTTGAGTTATATATTGAACATAGGAAGCACGTTGCAAAGATATCTCCAGCACCCAAAACGTTTGCATTTTTTACCATAAGTGATTCATCTACTTTGAATTCATATACTTTATCATCAAAGTAAACTTGGCTACCTTTTGGACTGTGTACGATTACAGAACCTTTGGTGTTCTTCACAATAATGTCCAAGTTAATAACTTCATCATCAGATAGAAACAGATAGTCAATATATTTCAATAATGGTAAACTATCTTGAACCTTTGGACCTTTACAAACGTCTGCTGTAACGATACCAGGTAATTCATGTATGAAACTTGTATTTTTTAATTGATTCAAATAGAGTATGTGCGATATTTTTGATTCAAGTATCTTTGGTGGATATACGTATTTGTTTAAATTTGCTTCTGAATCACGGCTAGAGTTTTCTCGGTCGATGTAGATATCTGCGGTGCCGATTGAAGTTGGTGATATGCCCAAATTGATACTTGGGTAGTAATTTTCAAATACTCTAATCATGTTTGCCATACCACCCAAGGCCATTTTTGTTTTGCCATTGTCGTGTATCGTATCAAACACTAAATGACCATATAACGTAATGTCAAACATTAAAACTTTTCTTTCAAATCCAATTCATAAACTTTTGCGATATGTTCTTCGAATGATTGCTCGGTTATCAACCCAAGACTAATCAGTTTATCCAATAACTGCATAACAAAATTCTGGCCACCAGGACAATCGATTTCGGCAGCATATCGTTTTACAATCCGTGGTGAATCGGAAGGACAAAACTTGTATCCAACAAGACGCATCATACCAATATCAAATACATCATCACCAACAAAACAGATTTCGTTTGGTTGAACACCATACTTTTCACAAATTTCAGGAAGATAGTCTCCTTTATCTGTGTGTTTGCCGTCTTGTCTGTTGACAATAACATCTATCTTTCTATTTTGTGCAAGTGCAACGTTGAATGGATCACCAGTCAAAAACATAACTTCAAGACCTAAAGCTCTCATACGTTTTATGGCAGTCCAATCTTTGTCACAAAATGTTTTTAATAAAGCCAATCCGGTCTTATCATAATACTTTTTACCGTCTGTTAAGATACCGTCAACATCTAAAATAACCAACTTAAGCATAATTAAATCTCTCTTTTACGTCTGGATGCACAAGATTAATATCGTGTATCGTCAGACCTTCTTTACAAATTGTGTAGTATTCATTCAAGTGACTGAAATCAGGTTTGTTTGAGATTGCATTTACATTATCTTCACCAATATAAGAGGCAACCTTGTATTTCAATGCATGAGTATCTGGACTATAACCTCTAGGGAAACGATATGTCTCACGCATTGCATTTTGAATGATTGGTGTCATAGTTGCTGGCCACATATAAACGTTGTCACACGTGAAACCAAAATGTTTGCAACCATCTTCAATATATCTATCGTTCTCAGGAAACAAATAGTTAAACTTGTTGTAATCGATTGTAGGTTCACACAGAGGTTTATTCCAATGCAGGTCAAACCTTGTCAAGATGATGAAGTCATAATCCGATGTATCGGTCAAATTATTGAAACTCGCATACTTTGATGTGAATGTGTTTGAGTTTTGAAAATCCGAATAACAAACTTTCTTTGGTTGAACCAAATCAAAAAACTCTTTTTCTAATACTGGATCTTCCACTTTATAAGTTGAAACTAGAACATCAACTTCATGTCCAGCTTCAACAAAGGAATCTACAACAAACTTTTTGACATTTGACCAGCAATGCCTAAAGTCCTTGTGTTTAACTATTGGATCGTGATTGGTAAAATTACCATACAACATACCATAAATGCAAATTGCAATTCTCATATCAATCCCGTTCTAAATTTCCATTCAATGAAATTCTACAATCAAATCCAACTACATCTTTCTCAGCCAATTTTGACTTATCGATGTGTTCAAAAATAACATGTTCCAAATCTTTGTTAGTATTGAAACAACCGATTGTTGTCGCTTGCATTAGTGCAATAGCCTCATCAATCAATGTGTAATCAAAAGACCAACATCTTGTTGATAGTAATCGAACATTTGGATCCATCCAAGATACTATTCTTGTCTTGAACACATATTTACCTTTGAGTGATTCATCATCATAATAAGAGATATCAAAATCATCAGTCAAGTAACCACGACCGGTCAATTTGAAAACTCTCTTTAATGGAATATTCAAAGATTTGATATGTTCTAATGTCAACTTCATCGATAACGATTCAGCTGAACTTTGTTTAAAACTGCTACCCAAAAGATTCACTTCTGGGATATCAGACAACATAAAGAATACATCAACTTTATCTTTCAACATATCACATTTTTCTTGTGACAGTTTATCAGGAGAGGATTCAAACATCACTACGATTGCTTTTGGATCCTTCTGCCGAACACTCTCGATTGTCTTGAATGTATCAATAAACCTTGTTTCAACATCAATAGCTGAACGTCTTGAATTTATTGCTGATGTTATAATAAAAAGGTTTCTCATTTAACAATCACTGCCATAGAGTTGTCATAGATGTTGATTTTTGGAAGGTTTGTGTTATAGATGTATGTAACACTTGGGTCTTTGTTCCAAGATTCATCCATTGGCAAAGTTACGAGTGTTTGGAACTGGCAATCAACAGTTCTCAAAAACTTTTCAAGTGGATACAAATCTTTGTTTAGAATATCTTCAATGATATAGATGCCACCCTTCTTCAATTTCTGAAATGAGTTTTGGAAGAAGATAATGTTGGCCCAAGCTTCATGTAAACCATCGTCAATGATGACATCAAACTCCTCATCAATATTGCTCCACATGTTCTGGATCACTTCAGGATTAGTTTGGTCACAAAAGAAGGTCTTGATACGTCCTTCTTGAAATAGAATGTCCTTATCGATATCCGCACCGTAGATGTTGGCGTTAGGAAAGTAATCAGAGAAAGCTCTCATTGATGCACCAGGTTTACCATTGGCACCCATGTTGGATTTGATACTTGTGTTGTTTGTACCCAAACCCAATTCAAACAAATTGATAGGTTTGTCTTTCAACTGATAAGCTTCAAAAATTAAATTGTACAATGTTGTATAATTGTGCCATGAAGACTTGTCAGAACGATAGTCAGCAAACAACTTACACATATCGGTTTTATACTTGTAGAATTCTCTCTCCATGTATACAAAAACCACTTCTTCCATCAAGTTATCAAATTTCATTTCCATAATTTACTCCGCAGTATTAAAATCTTTAAAAATAACAAAAGGATCCAAACCTAATTGATGATCCGGAATTCTATGTTGTTCAAATGCCTCAGGTTGATTGGTTGCACACACCAACATCAAAGTCTGGTCATCATCAGTCAAACTGTTTGAATATAACAAATCAAATGCACCAAACATCATAGATTCCATTGAAGGCCAGAGTGCCTTGTTGGCCACAATCTTAGCACCTAATATATGAACATCATTTATTGCAATGATTCTAGGTAGATTGTTCTTTGGGTCTAAATCTTTGTATGCAAACAAGTGAATTTTTGTTGGGTCAAAATCATATGACCATTCTTTATGACCACCTAGTGTTTCTTCACTTCTGCAATAACCAAAGTCTAACCAAGCAACAGTATCATTAGAAACTAAACCAGAATTGATTGCCAGATTAACAAAATGAGATTTGAGTAGATTGACCAAAACATATTTGTGACTCCAGTATTCTGGATTCTTAATCTGACTTGGATGAATCAACTGTTTGAAACTAACCAGTTCTTGAATACCAATGATTTTACTCATTATTGTTCCAAACTTGGCGAAAGGATCAAATTCAATAATCTTGATATCGGAACGAATCTGTTTCAATCGTTCACCAATATCTGGTGTGGTAACAACAACAATTTCGTTGTTTAGTTTGGTGAGGTGTGTGAATCGTTCAATGTATGTGTCTGTTGACCTTTGTAGATAATGTGGAAGTCCTTTATCAGGAGTCCAATCACCTCGACCAATGTCATAGAAAGCAGTAACAATCGTAATATTTCCCATATCAATATCCTGACCTAGTTTTAATCAAGTCCATAACGCCATCATCACCCTTCTGTTCTTCACGTGGAACAAACAAGGCTTTCTCTCTCTTATTATCTATATCACTTGCTGGAATGAGATAATAGATTGCTAAACTCTTTCTATATTGGCCTTCAGGTGCAGTAATGCCTTCGGTTACACCATGCCAAGAGTTTTGTGTTGTATCAAAGATAACTGCACGATTGAATTTTGGCCAAATAGATTGTAACAATTCCTTTGGTTGATTTGTTCTTTCATCGTGTGACCAAAGTCCAATATTGCCGCCCCATTCTTCTTGCCAATTAGGATTCAAGTAAACAATAAGATTAAGTTTGCGGCGCATACCCAACTTTGGATGTATGTCGTAATCCAGGTGTGTATTCAGATAATCACCTGATTGGTGCATGTGTATACCACCACCATGAAGTCCATAATCTGCAACCAGTGAAAAGTCATCAATTATATAAGCAAGCTTGTCGGTGAAGGTGACGTCGACCAAATATGACATGGCCTTGTAGACATTCTTAGAAAACTTGGTCCAATTTTGAATGGTACGTTTCTTCTCGATTGCATTATCATAATTAGCATCCATGTTATCATCATAACCTGGCATACCATCAAAGATACTACGAGCAACTCCATCGGTGAAGAAATTATCAATAACAACATGGTTGAAAGGCTTCGAATTTACAAACGCCTCACGAATTTCCATCCAATTGTGTTTGTTAATGATGCTCATACATCTGTCCTAAATGTGATAACGTCTTCTACGCCATATTTCTTTTTGTAGAAACTCATCAATTCAGGATCTCTATCATATTGATGTACGATGTAAAATGGTTCTTTTGTTGTTCCATCTTTAATCAAACCGTCTTCAAAGAATGGTTTTGGTTCAAGAATGAATGGTGCAAAGTGTTCTTTTTCAACTGGTTTATTTGTAATATGAAGGTTACAACTCCATGCATCAGATAGTCCAACAAACAAAGTGTTATCTTTGTAAGGATGCCAGTTCAAAAGAATATTATATGCGGCTTGGTCAGCAACCCAATCAGGACGATTCGCAGATAACTGATACAACATACCACACAAGTCTTTGATGTATGTGGATTCACCAGCCAATGTCCCCACATTGTAAACTTCTTGGTCTTCAACACCGTTATAGAAATATGTACCAAATGCTTTGATAATGTTGTCTCTGTTCCAATGCTCATACTTGATGTTGATGGATTCAGAAACTGCAATCATCTTTTTATCGGCAATATTATTTTCAATCCACACACTTGGGTTTTTCTGAAAGATAACATCACGAACATCAGTGGTGATTACATAACGATAATTGTCACCATGTTCTTTTAGGAAGCTATAGATGTGAATGAATCTTTCCATGTGAAAGCCCATTCTTGCTTGACTTGGTGCATCGATAACAATAAAACCAGCATCAGCCAATTTACTGTTTGTTTCTTTGCTTGAACCAATTGAGATGATTACTTTATCACCTGTGAAACCACATTCATTGATTGAATCAATCCAAGGTTTGATTGTGTTGAATGTATAGTTCTTAAACGCACCAATAATTAAATCTTTCGCCATGGTAAATTCCCATTATATTTTTGTTTCATCACTTCATTTCCTTGCAAGAAGAATCCTGCTTGGACAGAATCCTGTCTACTTGCTACTCTATAGTTTACACTATAACGACCATTCGTGTCAAATGTTTTTAGATTCTGCATCATAAAAGGTGATAGGATTCTATCAACCTCTGGTTGTTCTTGTGGATGCCTTGCTCTACGATACCAGTATGGAGAAAACCCTAAGGCTGCCTGTTTTGGTATCATAAAACAATTAACATCAATGAACATATCATTGATTACAGAAGTCCATTTGCCTAATGATTCACAATCATCGTTACATATGTATTTGCCTTCCTGGTCAACAATTTTACGTAAGGAATAGGCCCATTGATTGCCAGATTTCAATTGTTCAACCAACGATTCGATGTGGTTTTCATCATACCAATTATCTTCATCCAAGAAGCATAGGAAGTCTCCCTTTGCGACATAAGTCATTGCACCATAGATTCTATGACCGTTGTATTGGTCTGTGCCGGTTGCGTATGGTAACTCAACCAAATCTACATTAGGATAGTCTTGTAGAATTGGTTTTGCTCTTGGATGTTTACCATCAACAACCACCAGATGTTGGATGTTTTTGTATGTTTGGTTCTTAACACCATCAAGTGCTTGACGAACCATGGGGTTACCAGTTGTTGGTGTTATTACTGTAATCAATGGATTCATAATATACTTTCAATGTTTAATATAATTTACCAAAAGGTCCGTATTCTCCGGTACCTTTTTTCGCTCCTGCAAAAACAAGTTTTGTTCCCAATTCTTCTATTTGTTTTTTTGATAGTTTTGCTATAGATGCAAATATTGCGACTTGTTGACATTTTGAATTGGCTGTGACGGGCTTGCCCTTTTCAGTGTTCATAAACATCGCTTTCATATTATGAAGAAATTCCTGTTCTGTAGATATACCAGTCTCAATAAAAGTCTTTGATTTTATAGTCTTGAACATCTGAAGAAATTCATCTTGTCTTTCTAAAAATTGTGCAGAATCTAATGGATATGACATGGCGGAGTCTAAAATGGGAACCTTATATTCTTTAAAAATTTGTCTGACATATTCAGCTTTGGCCTTACCCAATCTAGCTTTTGTGGCAAGAGAAGATTTTGGTTCAAATTTTTGAAAGGTATATTTTGAACTACTTTGTCCTCTAATATCAATCTTATATGTAACTGCCTGTCCATTTTCAACACCTGATAACCAAAAATCAGCTCCAGCACTTAATGGCTTACTTTTATTATCTGGTGTTCCCGGTTGTAAAGCCAATTCAACTCTCAGTTTTTCTAATTTGAATACTGGTTTTTTTACGTCTTCAAACTCAGGTTCTTTTACGTTTACTTCTTCATATTTTGCTTGTTTACCTGAAACCTTTTTAAGTGAAACACCAACAACTATTCTTTCTCTGAATAACGTTCTAAGATAGGCATTTAATTGTTCTATTGTATCCAGGTCACCAGATTTCAATAACTTTTGTATATCAGAAATGACTTTTTTTTCGTTTTTAATACACCAAATATCAGCAGGGTCCCATGTGTCCTTTTGTGATACGCCATAATTTTCTTTAACTAATTTGGAAATAAATTCCATAAATCCATATTCACGATTGAATTCTGTGAATTTTGGATTAGAAAATTCGTCTATCATCTTCTGTTGTTGAAGAAAGAAAACTTTTAACCATTCTGAAGTAATTTCTGGATATATTCCTTTAGGTCCAGCCAATTCTGCATATTTTTTATCTTTGGTAATGTCTTCCCATTTTGTATATCTTTGATTGTCCTTCAAAGCTCGTCTAAAAATCCAAGCAGAACCCAATTCTTGTTTTCTTGTTCTTTCCGAGGAAGAAAGTCCGTCATCAGTTATTTTTGTTGATGTTGCCATGTTATCTAATAATTTGTATATCTTTTCCAGAAGTCCAAACTTCAAGTTCGGTACGCAACCTACCCTCAGATTTAAGAGTATCGTACCTATTTATTGCCTTGTTCTTCCACCAATTTACTATGTTATCCAGTTCAAATTTACTATAGTTTTCACCCTTAATAAGGGTGTCGGTTCTACAGGCCATATAGTCCACCATGTTACTATAACCATAATCGGAAGTATAGTATCTTTTCTTCTCGGTCAAGTTTTTGGCATTTTCAATAGTCTTGGCAAATTCTTCACCTTCAACAGTACCTTTCAATGCAGCCTTAGTCAAAGCAATAATCTTTGTAAAGGTTCTCATCTTTCTACTTGTGTTCGATGTATCACCTTCTAACAAATCACCAACACGGTCTTCAACATACTTTTTCAATTCCAAATAACGTGGTCCATGCATCATTGGAACAATATCAGACTCTGTTAGACCCTGGTAACGAATGAATGGCTTCATACCATCATACTGTGATACTGATTTGGTTGAACCATACAAACTGGTTGTCTCAAACAGACACACATTCATACCATATTTCTTGTTACAAATTTCTCTAACAGTATGTGATGTACAAATGGCAGCCAACAACTTACCACCAAGATAGTTGTAACCAAATGGTTGTGCCGGAACAATCACAAATCCCATAATAGTTGATGCATTGAATCGCTTGGATGTATCTGGATTCTGAATCCAAACTTGTCCAAGTAAATCATTACGTGGTTTCATGTATATCATAGGAGAACCAAGACGGATGAAACCAACATACTTTCCAGAGTTCTTTTCTCTGACCGCAAGTTGAATGTTTTTACCAACAGGTGCTTTGTTAACATGAGATGATGTAATACTGTTCAATGTTTCCCAAGTTTGATTTGGAATCTCACACACTTCAATGTCCATATCTTTTGGATGCATAGAGAAGTCTGAGAACAAATCGTCTTCAGGAGGAAACAAAGAAGTTGGCAAACTTTCGAGAGATTTTAACTTCTCGTCACGCATGTATTGTTCAATACTTCCAAGGTCATTGAAGTAGTTGTAAAATGCTTTTGCACAGTATAATGCATCATCTCTAGTTAAGTTCATACTTTAAATCCTTCGAAACCTTTTTTCTTAGGTTTCTCTCTGTCACCAAAAGTGTTCAATGGTTTATCTTGGCCTGCATCAACAAGGCCTTCTTGGCCAGATTGTTCAACATCATACAGTTTCATCTTAGCACGGTCAACACCAACGGTGAATCGTTTATACATTGTAGGATCATTATAACGATTCTTCAATTGTTTCACCATGATTTGTCCAAGTTCTTGTAGGTCTTCGGACGTAATCAAAGCAAACATCAAGTCAGCGGTAGCGGGCAAACCAAAAGACTCGCTTGTGTCTTCCAGTCCGGGATCGGAACTGGTAAAGCCTGAACGTGTTGTTTGTGTAGCAGATACAATTGGAACTCCGTATTCAACGGCAAGGCCACGCAATTCTTCTGCAATTGACTTAACGTAGGTGTAGGAGTTGATGTTGGCTCCGGCTTTAATACGAGAGCTACAACATATATTGAGATAATCAATAAAGATAATGTCAGGACGAAATGATTTTTTAAGATTGAGTTCATTCAATAAGGACCTAAAATGTGTTGCGGATGCGGATGCAGTTGGGTACTCTTTAATGATTAGTTTACCTGTAGTTTTTGCTTTAAGTTTTGCAACCTTCTTGTCATACATGTCCTTTGGAAGACTTGTTAAATCATCCAGCGTAACATTAAGGAGGTTTGCATCAATACGTTCGGCAATCTTTTCTTCAGCCATCTCCATTGTGATGTAGAGAACATTACGACCTTGAGACATAGCACCAGCGGCAACGTGACACATAAAAAGAGACTTACCGACACCAGTACCAGCCAGAGCGATATTGAGAGTTTTACCAGGTAATCCACCTTTTGTAATCTTGTTAAAGTAATCCAAGTCGAACGGGATTCGTTCTTCGTGTCTGTGGTAGAATTCATATCGTTCATCACTGTTCTCCAAATAATCGTGGCCAACTGAAGTATCAAAAGTTACGGCTAAAGCGTCTGATAGTATTTTGGGAATCTGACCTTTGTCGTGCGTTTTGTCTTTTCCTTCAAGAATAGAAATGCTCCCCAATACTGCTTGGTAGATGGCCTTTTCTTGACAGAATTGTTCGGTTTTGTCAGTAAGCCATTGAATTTGGGATTTCTCTCCTTTAGTTTTCTCAATTTCTTGGATAGTAGTTTGACACTTTTCCAGTTCTGCATCTGTGAGATTTCGCCTTTCTTGGATGGCCAATACAAGCGCTTCAGACGTTGGTGCATTATTGTAAGTTTCTGTGAATGATTTAATCTCATCATAAATTAGTCTTTCTGCTCGGTCGGTGAAGTATTCACTCTTTAAGAAAGGAAGAACTTTTCTCAGGTATTCATCTGAGTAAATCAGGTTCTTCAGTATCGTCTGTTCTAGTTTCATCTATAATATCCCCATCAACATTGTCACTCATCAAATCA